CCAGGACCAATACTGCCGGCAAAGTTATGCCTGCTCAGGCGGTAGCCAAAGGGCTTCAGAAGAAGATCAAGAAATAAGCCCTGGTTTATTTGAAGAAAGATTTGGAAGTGAGTCCCGTCTCAGAGCTCTTATCGAGTTGGCTGCGTCGGGATTTGCTATATCCAAAGCGGATATTAGGGCTTGAGTTACCAGTCGGGAAATAGATGGTGCGTCGTAGTCCTGGCAAAGATCCAGGAAAACGGCATGAAGGATTCCTGTCATAAGCTTTACTTGCATGTCTCTGTCCAGGGTGGATGTGGTCGCTTCCACGGTGATGTTTCCCATGCTTAGTTTGGCTAGGAACATCAAGACAATATCGTCATTCTTGTCCATCTGGTTTTTGCTCCTTCTCTTTGATCCTTTTTTCTTCTGCTGCCTTAAACGAGTGAGCAAGCATGAACGCCATCCGTTCTATTGTCACTTCAAGTTCCTTGTTTGAGTTGAAGTTATCCGGGAATGCCTGGCCTTTAGACAATCCATTCCAGCAATATATGACTCTTCTTTCCCCTTTTGGGCATGTCTTTTTGGGAAGAATGTAGATATCCACAGGATCCGGGTTTTCAAACAAGGCTGTCATGTTTTGGTTTGTTTTGGTTCCAAGGTCCTTGACCAGTTGTTCAAAAGTCATTCTGCTACCATCCAGTCATCTGCCAGTATATCTGTTTGGCTGGCAGTCCATGGAACCAGGCAATCGTCTGCTGTTTTCATGTAGATGTAATTTTTTCTTCGACATGTCTTTCCGTTGGCCAGGGTATAATCTCCATTTGCGGTGCAAAGCATAATCCACATGCCTTTCCCGTTCCATCCTTCCCGGCAGATTTTTCTTCCATGTCTAAGCTGGGTAATCGCTCTTGAGAAGTTGAATTGCTCTAGTTTTCCGTTCATGTTTATTCCCTCCTATTGTCCGAATGTGTCCAACTGATATAATTATTATAGCCGTCAAGACAGGGGATGTGAAGTTGAGCAAGCGCAATGATGCTCCACAAGAGTTTAATGCCAAGATTTATAGAGAGCTTTTCAACGATATTTACTGGCCTCTTCTGGAAACGATACATCGTTACGAGATATATTGGGGAGGATCAGGATCCGGCAAGTCCTATTTCATTGCTCAAAAGCTGGCCATACAGTTGACCATGATGCCTGGAAGAAACCTGATATGTATTAGAAAACAGGGAACTGACGCTCGAGATTCCGTATATCCAGCCATGGAATCGGCCCTTTATGAGTTTGGCTTGCTGGAGTTGTGGGATATAGTGGAACATCCAATGCCAAGGATGACCTGTATTGCGGGGCCAGGTATGGGCAATGTGATCGCCTTTTCCGGTTTGGATAAAGCAGAAGATATCAAGTCTATCGTTTTCAAGCATGGTCACATACTTACCGACATCTGGTATGAAGAGCCCACTGGAGAAAGCAATATTCAGAACTTCAGAGAACTTGACCGAAGGCTTCGTGGTAGAGGCTTTAAGAAGAGGGTTATCTTCTCGTTCAATCCAGTCAATGAAAAACACATTATCAAACAGTATATCTGGGACGAGCTTTTGCCAACAGGAGCTGACATCCAGTTTTGCCATTCCACCTATGTCGATAATAAGTTCCTGGATGATGAAGATATTTCCACCATTGAGCGCTTCCAGACCACAGACCCTTACTCCTGGTCAGTATATGGCCTTGGCCTATGGGGTACTACCGGCCTTACCATCTTCGACATGAACTTGGTAAACGAGAGACTAAAGACCTTGAGGGCAATCAAACAGGCTGATCCAGGCTTTAGTTATACAGCTTCAGTTACATTCAGAAGAGATAAAGACGACAACATTATCCGAGACTCGTTTGAAGTTGGATACGACGTGAAAGGCAAGCTGACGATTTACAAGGAGCCCGTCCCTGGCAGGCCATATGCTGCAGCTTTTGATACTGCAGGAGGAGGAGCAGACTTTCACGCCTTGCATATCTGCGATAACATAACAGGAGAACAGGTTGCCGTCTATCATTCTGATGAGATGCCAAATGTCTGTATCTTCCAGATAATAGGAGCTCTCATTTATTACAATCATGCCCTAGTAGCTCCTGAAGTAAACTTTGGCAACTATGCCCTTGAGAAACTGCTTGAGATGAAATATTACAAGATATATAGAAGAGATGCTCCTGCAGACTGGATGAATCTCAAGGTAGAGCCTAAGTTCGGATTCCTTACCACTCAGAGAAATAGAAGTGATATTCTGAGAAAACTTGTTGAGTGGACCAATGTTCCAGGCAACATCAATTTGATAAACGACATAGACACTTTGGAGGAGATGCTTACGTTCACCAGGCAAAAGGCCAGGGTTGACGTTATTTGGGCAGCAGAACCAGGAGCTCATGACGACCTGATCATGGCTTATGCTATACTTCTGGTATGCCGGTTGCAGCAGACAACTAAGATCATTGAAGAAAAAAAGCCGCTGGAAGGGTTCTGGATGCCGGAGGAGTTGGAATTCGCTGTCGAATCAGGTAAACTGACAAAGATAGAGGCGCTGAAATACAAAAAAGATATGTTGCAAAGCCTAGGTATGGTATCTTCCGTACCAGTAAAAAAAGGAGATGACGTTTTATGGTAACTGATTTGCTTTTCATTATCCTGGCTCTTTCCGTCGTGGTCTCTGTTTCTCTGTTTATCTATGTTAACAAAATCGTTTTCAACTATAACAGAAGAATAGACGAGTTGGTGCGAATCATTAAGGCTCAAAAAGACAACAACCTATTCCTCGCTACCGATTGCATGACCAAAACAGTTTTAGACGTGGAAAATCTCATCAACCAGCAATATCATAATATTACGAATTACCTTGAACTTATGCAGAGAACGATCTCAAACGAGCCCAAAAAAGATCCTTATGCCAGGTTTAGGGGTCGTGATGGGCTTCTTTCTTATGCTAATATTGAAAAAAACATGGAGTCAAGTGAAGAACAGGACATGCATGAAGTGAAAATAGAGGAGGAAGTTGGCAATGATTGAAATTTATGAAGATACTTTGGAGCCAAGAGCATCAACCGCTTCATGGCATGAGTTGATGACTCCAGAACAACTAAGGCGTGGGCAGTATTATGCTCAACAATACGTTCAGAGGAAAGCTGAGATTAGCGATTATATCGCAGAATGGGAAAAAGAGCAGAAACTGTATGAATGCCAGAGAGACAAGGACCCAACGGATCCCAAGGCTCCATGTAATTTCTACCCGGTATTGACTCCCGACATTGAAGGTCAAGCTGCTGCCATGGTCGATTCCAATATGGAGTTCAATTATGTCACCAGCAATCCAGGCCATGAGCCTTATGTCAAAAAACTCAATCCAGCATCTGTTTACAACCGAAGAAAATCGAAATTCATGCTTCACGCCAAGGACGCAACAAGGAGTTACTTGCTTCATGGAAGCAGTTGGATTTCCGTAGCATGGGAGAAAAGTCTTGATGCAGGACCGGGCAGGCCAAATGGTCATGGACGATTTTCTACGCCATCTCTGGTCAATGTTTTCGTTGATGGCAAGATTAAAGACTATAAGGACCTTCAGTATGCTGAATACATCATTGAAGAGCTGGGATTCCAGTCTATCGATTCTGCCAGGCAGGAATACGGAGAAGATCTGGCAAACGCATTGGCTACTGGAATGGGAGAGTATGAGGGCACCACTCCTGAGGTCAGCAATGACGATGCCAGGGGATGGACGTTGCTCTATGTCTGGACAAGAAGCAACAAAGACCATCACCTTCAATTGATCGAGATGGATGTAAACGGCTTAATTCTCCGGGAGTCAGATCCTTCTAAACCCTATTACGAGGACGTTGATGACGAATACCCTTATTATTTTATCAGAGGAATGCCCAAGGCCGGCTGCTTCTATGGGTTTGGAGACGGAAGGATTCTCGCTCGTTTCCAGGAACTTATCAACTGCCTTCTGGACGAAGCGGAATATGGCGCGAGATTTGCCTCTCAAGGTAAACTGGCGGTAGACCCTGCCGGAGAAATGGCCGATGGCCAATTGAATTCCGATCCCAAAAAAGCAATCAGCATTATCAATCCTCATCAAAACCTCCTGCAGCTTAGAGGCATGGGAGTTGACCAGGTGCTTTTCAACATGGCCGAGTTGGTGCTTAGAGGAGTTCAAAGCGGATCAAGGTATTCCGATATCATGAATGGAATTATGAACACATCTTCGGCAACCGCCACTCAGATCAACGGACAGCTTTCTCAGGGGGCCATTGGCATAAATGACAAGAAGGCGGATATAGTCGCTGCCATGTCCTGGGCGGATCGTTATGCATTAAAACTGTGCCTGGGGAAATGGGACAAGCCCTTCTGGGCAGGAATTGGAGATGAAAGCGTTTATTTTGATCCAGGAGAAGTAAGGCGAGTTCCTGCTTTCATTGGAAGAACCGTTGAAAGAACAAAAAAGATCATTGACGGCTTTTCGGCCAATGGTCAGGACTTCTCCGAAAAAGATATTCCTGCTTATGAGGTTGTAACTGACGAAAATGGCGATCCTATCATGGTGGCATTGGACTTCGATGTTGATGTGGTTATCGGCAATGCCATTCCTCGAGGCAAAAACGACATGTATAACATCATCCTTGGCCTTATGCAGCTTCAGGTTTTGGATCCGGAAACGCAAATGATGGTTCCTTTCCTTGAAACAAAGATAGCCAGGAAGTTGATGCAGGAGGCTTTGGGAATAAAACTGTCAGATGAATCCACAGAACAGGACCAGACAGATGAAGGGTCTATCCTGATGAATCAATTGAAGCCAACGCAACTAAATCCTGTGGGAGACAATGACACCATCCAGACGCCTCAGGGAGCACCAGTCCAGGCCCAGGCAGAGCCTCAGATGGCAAACGTCCCTGGTACGCCGGGCATGGACCTTAGGGGGCTTAGTCTATGACCAAAACAAAAGAACATTCTCCTGTATATATGGCTATGCATAACATGTTGGCTCAAAACGATCCTCATTCATTTGCCGTTCTAAAAATGATAAAAGACATTTACCCGGCATTTGAAAGAAAGATCAAAGACGAAAATGACTTCATGTATAAGTTGGTAATGTCAGGTTATAATCCCATGGATCTCCTGGATTATCCCGTTTGCGATCGGTGTGAGGGACTTGCTGCCTGGAATGGCTGGACAAACGACAGAAGGCCAAGACATATTGCTGAGTGCATGAATGAAAAGTGTGGGCATACCACCTATAATCCTCCATTGTTTAGGGAATGGATGAGGCAGGAGTTGAAGAAAAGGGCGCCAGACAATGTGATTGAAGCCATAGACTACGCCATGGATGATATCTGCTCTTCTTATATTCGCACTGCCTACTCCAAACTGATGTGCGAGATTGCCCTGGCAGACTCCATAAGGTCTCCAAAGATGGGTATTACAGAACAACCAAACCAGATTTTACCGGAAGTACCTCAGGCAAAAGCCGATATTGAGGTTAATATGGGGCCGGTAGATGGAATAGACATTGATGAAATGATCAAAAAAGAAGAGGAGGAATTGGAAAATGCAAAATAAAGAGGAAATCAGATTCCCTCGGTCCTTTCCAGGGAAAAAGCTCGGATCAAAAATCTTTGAACGCAATATGGTGATTGGCATTCCAACTAAAACGGCCGATCTTGGCCTTAAAACCAGCTTCTTCGGAGGCAATGTTGATGTAATGTTTCTTCTTCAGGATTATGGAATCTATGCCTGCGTCAACAGATGGAACAATGATCTCGTTGGGTTTTATGTCCATGACCCAGCTATCCTTACTCCACTTGGAAAGGCAGCGGTAGAGCAGCAGTTCGCCGGATTCGTTGTTAATTACAATCCTCCCGCAGTTCAGGAAATGACCGCTGAAGAGAAGAAGCGCTGGGAAGAACTGAAAGAAGAAGCGGAAGCGAAAGGTTTGCAGGCAGCTCTTATCGATCACACTTCTGCTCAAGGGTTGTTGAATGCCCTGGCTACAATCGAATCAGGCATCAATAAAAACGCCAAGGTTACGGTTGAAGAAGTGGCGAAATCGCCCGTTTCTAAAAACCCTTCAGTTAAAACCACGATAAGAGGTTCACAAGGTCCAGCGTTTGAAGTGTAGACCGAATAATCTTATACAATAAAATGAACATGAGGGCAACCTCTTCACGTGAGTAGACGACGGAAACGGTCTACAATGAGCCTCCAAGCTTCAACTGGAAAGGGGATTTTATTATGTCCAAGAAACAGAACGTTGACAATTACGATGAAGCAGATCAGTTCCTCGACTCTACCATGCAGTCGCAACTACCAGATGATGGCCAGCCAAATCTGATGCCGATCAAGCAGGGTAGGAATGACGATGAAGACGAGGAAGCCCTGGATGATAGCCAGGAAGAATCTGACGCCGGAGAAGAAACATCTTCCGATGACGAGGCCATGGCCAAGGCGAAAGCCAAGGTGAAATCCAAAAAGGCTGTGGAAGAAGAAGATGAAGAAGAAGGCGAACAGGTTGAAGAAGAGCAAGAGCCAGTAGAAGAGGAGGAAACTCCTCCAGTCGCAAAAGGCAAATCTCTTCCTCCAAGCGAAATAAAAATTATTGCTCAGAGTAAACTAATTAAAGAGCAGAAGGCCCAGCTTGCAGCCTATAGGGAAAAAGAGCAGAAAGAAAAAGAAGCTGCTCAAGTATCCGAGTTGACTCAGAAATACCGGGACAGAGGGTATGATGACGACGTTGCCGCCGATCAGGCCCAGAAGGATGTCCGACTTAACCGTTTGGAAGAGCGTCAGGCGGTCATGGACTTTAAGGAAGAACACGAAGAAGCGCTAAGGAGATATCCCCAGGCCAGGGCGAATATCCCCGACATCATGCAAAAGTGCAAGGCTGCCGGTCTGGATCCGGAAGTTTATATCAAGGTCTTGTATGGAAGCACAGAAGTCGAATCTGACAAAAGAGCTAAAGACTCCATTCGCAATCCAGCAGAAGGAAAGTCGTCAGATTACCAGGTGGCCAATGCTTCAAGGTCTGGTCAGAAAGCTGACATAGGCGTTGGACTTTCTCCAGCAGACAGAGCCGCTAAGGCCGCGTTTGAAGAAAGTTTCCGAGAAGGGAAGCCAATGACCAACAAGGAATGGATCGATCGTAAGAAAAAATATCCTGGATTATAAAAGGAAGGATGAAACAATATGTATTTGAAGATTCAAAATCCCAATTCAAAAAAGATTCTCAAAGTTTACACTGGTGGAGCCGTGTTCAAGGGTTGTGTCGCTGTTCTTAGCAGCACTACAGCAGTTCTTGGCGCAGCTTCAATCTCCACTGGCGTTATGCTTGGAATTTTCCTGGAGGACCAAGACACGGCAAGCGTGGGCTTGATTCAGCCATTCAGTGATGACAGCGTTGTTGAGGGCATTTATACCGGAACCAGCAAAACGTCTCTTACCGATGCTGATCTTGGCAAGGTTATCGACATTGTTGTTTCCACCACGACAACCGCCAATGACACTCAGAAGTTCAACCTTGACGACCTGGCAGGACCGTTCCAGATCGTGGGTTACGACAACGACGCCAAGAAGGTATGGTGCAAACCGCTTCTTAGCTGCCGTTATATTTGAGGAAAGCGAGGTAAAGTACAATGGAAACCAGAGTAGCAGATATTAGTGCATTGATCTACGCCGGAATCGACGAAGTATTCAATGCCGCAGCGAAAATGCCTCGCCGGAAGTATTACGTCAATATCGTCCGAGTCAAACCCAATCAGAAAAAATATGGTTGGTATGACACCGTTGGCGATCTGTCCGCAGCCGAGGTTCATGTCGAGGGTTCAGCAATCAACTTCGACAAAATCGAGTACAACAACAGGACAACCATTACCACCCAGGTCATCAGCAAAGGTGTTCAGGGCACGATGGAGTCCATGGAATTCGATCTGGAGAACGTCGTGAAAAAGCAATTTGGCACGCCGCTGGTTAAGGTCATGAACAACAAAAAGGAGAAGATCGTTGCTGATGTCTATAATGGCGTATTCACCACGGCTAGTGCTGACGGTGTTTACCAAGCATCTGCATCTCATCCTCTCAAGAACAGTTCAAGCTTGAACAGCAACCTGGCCTCCGGTGAATTGGGAACGACAACTTTTTCCGATGCGAAAAATATGTTCAACCACATCATGGACCAGGCGGGAGAGCCGTTCGATACGGAGCCAACTCATCTCTTGATCCATCCTGACAAGATCTACCTGGCGCTTCAGCTTATCAATTCAAACCTCATGGCGTTCGAGCTTTCAAACAACAAAAACGTCATGCAAGACGTCTTCCCGGTCAAAGTGCTGCAGGATCGTTATCTGACCTATACGGCCGCAACCAAGGTATCCCCGTGGTTCTTGCTGGACAAGTCTCTTGACGCAGGCTGCGTGCTTCAGACCAAGGGCGGATTGACGCTCAAGACCTTCTGGGATTTGAACACGCTGTCATACAAAGGCCTTGCCTATGAAATGTATGGCGCTGGAATGATCGCTCCTGGTTACGGCTTCGTGGCCAGCCCTGGATCTTAATCGGTCCAAAAAAACAGAATATATAAGACGGGGGCCGGTAATTTTCCGGCTCCCTTCCTGCTAAAGTCAGGGAGAAAGGAATGATTGTATGCCTAGTTTTGTTGATGATCTTTTCGTACATGGCAATCTCGTAACAGGAGGGCTTGGAATCGGCAATATCTATTATGTTGTCAACGAGGACAGCACTTCCTACAGCGACCTTCGAAACCGGCTCTTTGGCAAAGTCCATGCTGACGGATCCAAAATATTCCATCCTCACAAGTCAACCGCTTCTGCTGTCACAAGGGATGGCCTAAAAGCGGCTCTGGCTTGTTGCGTAGAGGACAGGAACGACTATGTGGTGGTCATGCCATCCAACAGCACATATCACATTGACGCAGCACTCATAATGAACAAGAAATGTATGCACCTGATCTGCCCTGCAGGCATGGGTTATGAAATCGGTGCAACAAACGCAGCCCGTATCCAGCAGATCACAACCGCTTTGGCTTGTATTGCAGTTTCGGATGCGTCCATTGAAATCGCGGGGCTTTATATCAAACAGTATGCAGACATTGCTGCAATCACCCTCGCTGCCGCTTCATATGCTCCAAACATCCATCACAACACGTTCCCTCTGGCCTGGTCATCTGCTCCTGCAGCCGCTATCACTTGCGCTGGTGATGGTGGAGCGTGGGGAAAGATCGAACGCAACTGGTTCGTATCTCAGGCCGGTGGCGCTGTAACGGCGGCTATCGCGGCTATCAGTATCTTGGATTATGCTACTGCGGCTCAGGCGAATCACAACATGGTCACCATTGGAGATACGGAAATCGCCACGCTTGCCATTTCCAATCTGGCCGTCAAAGGCAACACAAACTTCAACATCTTCTCGGAGTGCGGTGGTTCTGGTGTTTCAGACGGTGGAACAATCACCAATGCCATTGCCATTCATGGATCCGGTTGTGCAATCGGGAACCGTGGTGCTGTCGCTTCCGGATGCTTGCTTTCCGGTGGTACTGCAGCCAAATCGTTCTGCGACAATCTTGACGGACGTTCTACCTCTGGTACGGACATCTGGAACTTGGAAGCCTAATTCCAAAACAAGGTCAATATCAAATCATGAAAGGGGGAGCTATTACAGGATATGCTTGTATAGTTCCCCCATCGTCTAATTCGAGAAAGGATAATCCATATGGCAGTGACAGGTAAGGTATATACCAACGCGATAAAAGGGTTTTGCATGGGGACATACAGCTGGAAGGCCAGCGGTGGCTCAACGATTAAATGTATGCTTGTAAAAAACACGCATACTCCAAACCAGGATACCCATGATTTCATCGATGATGTTTCCGACGACGAGTGCGCTGCTTCTGGATCCTATTCTGCTGGAGGACTTGCGGTAACTCCAATAGATCCTGCCGTTGATACGGCGACAAACATTACCAAGTTCGACTGCGTAGACTTACAGGTAACTACATTTACCGGAACCGTACGCTATCTTGTGTTTTACTTCTCAAGTGGAGTTGCTGGAACATCCAACTTGATTTGCTATGCAGACCTAGGCGAAGACGTAGTAATAACGAACGGAACATATGACATCGTGATAGATTCTGCTGGCCTGTTCAAAATAACTATTTCGTAAGGATGGGTTACAATGGCAATTACACAACTCTATTCACTTGAACACGATACTGCTCTAGGGTCCGATAATGCAACACTCAAGCTTGATGAAACGCATTTCGCCATTGCCTATAGAAGTGGAAATGCTGGTTATGGGTATGTCGAAACATACTCAGTAAACGAGAGTTTCGAGGCCGTCCTGATTGATTCACAGTATCTCAGTTGTAGTGATTCAGAGTCGTTGTCAATCGCGTTGCTCGATAGCACTCATTTTATAGTGGCTTGTGCTGGCCCTTCAAATGATGGATTTTTAACCATATTTTCATTCGACGGAAACTATGACAATTTAACAGAAGTAGAAGTGCTCGAACATGACACAGTCAATGGTACGTATAATTCCGTAG